AGGAGCGAGTAGATGGCAGACTTGATTGAACGAGCGAGTGCGATAAATGCACTTCAATATGTGTTGGATAGTCCTAACTATAGCAAGGCTCTTGGCGAGATACTGCGTATTCCAACAGCCGATACTCCGCAGACGGATTGCGTCGAGGACGATAAATGCTTCGATTGTGAGGATTTCTTTGACTGTGATGAACATCAGACGGATTGCGGATGGAAGTGAGGAAAGTATGTGGCAGATGACATTAAGCGAGATTGACTGCGACAAGGTCAAGCCAATAGAAGAGCCCAAGCCAAACAGATCCATCTACTACTGGTGTGCTATCTGCGGAAAGGCTGTCGGTATCTTTGGACCGAGGTCATTCCACGAACAGGGATGGCTCTACAAACGTGACATATGTGAGAACGGTCACATTGTTGACTGGACATAATAAACGGCATCATCAGAGGGCGGACATAAGCAAGCTATCACTAAACAGAACACAAACTCTTTTCTTCTTGTTTAACTCTATTTTTCGGACACGTCCACCCTCTGTGAGCAATAACGGAGCGGGGCATATATATCCTCAAGATTAACTTCATATACCCCTGAAATTATCAACCGGCTCCGCTCCGGTTATTTATAAAGGAAGAACAATGAATACATTTTTAAATGCTGCAATCGAATATGCTGGTAAAGGAATGGCGGTCTTTCCACTCAAGCCTCGTGATAAAAAGCCACTCACGAAGCACGGTGTGAACGATGCCACGACAGACTTCGACACCATCGAGAAGTGGTGGAAGAAGAATCCGAACGCCAACATCGGCATCGCTTGCGGACAGATCTCGGGCGGACTGCTCGTGATAGATCTGGACGAGAGGGCGAACGGTGTCAGCGGATTCGACTCACTTCACGAATGGGAATCGGAACACGGAGAGCTCCCAGAGACGGCCCGTACCATTACGGGGAAGGGTGGCTCTCATATTCTTTACCGCGTTGATCATAAAGAAAACAACAGAGTCGATTTACTCGATGGCGTGGACGTTCGCTCCGATGGTGGTTACATCGTGGCACCACCGAGCATCCATCCGAATGGCAACCGCTACGAATGGGAATACGATCCCGAGGAGTACGACATCAGGGAGGCAGACGAAACTGTTATGGAACTGTTGTCCATCGGGAAGAAGAAGGTCGATGTAGATAAATTCACATCACCGGACAAGATTCCTGATGGCAAACGCAACGACACCATCTACAAGGTAGCGTGTTCGCTTCAAGCCAAAGGTCTCGGCGACGGTGCAATACTGGCTGCGTGTCGGGCCGAGAACCAATCCAAGTGTGATCCACCGCTTACTGATGAAGAGGTGGACAAGATTGTTGAGTCCGCATTGAAGCACGACAAGGGATTCTCTGCTCCTGTGGTGGCGAGCACGGACATCGACCTGATCTACGACACAGATAAGGACGGGAATCCGAAGATCCGCCAGTGTGCCGAGAACGTGGCGAGGGTGATACTGAACGATCCCGCACTGGCCAACAAAATCAAAGAGGACACGTTCGGACATAGACTCGTCTATTTCGGACAGCTCGATTGGAGAGCAAACGGAGACACACTGGGCGAGTGGACAGACAAGGACGATTCCGCTCTGAGGTCATATCTTCACATGAGATACAGGCTCCGTAACAAGGGCGACTATGAGGATGGATTCAACATGGCTCTGTTTGAGAACACATGGGATCCATTGACCAGCAGACTCGATGCGCTCGAGTGGGATGGTGTTCCGAGAATCGACGAGGCCATGACGAGATTCCTCGGAGTAGAGAAGACCGAATACAATCTCGCCGTGTTCCGTTTATTCCTTCAAGGAGCAGTACGCAGAGCATACGAGCCCGGTTGCAAGTTCGATAACATGATGGTGCTCATCGGGAATCAGGGCGATGGTAAGTCCACGTTCTTTAAGTTCCTGACGGTCAATGAAGAATGGTACACAGATAACTTCAACTTCAGAGACACCAAGAACAAAGCAACCATCGAATACATGACGGGCAAGTGGATCCTTGAGATGGGTGAGATGGAAGTGATGAAGAAGGACACCGTAACATCCAACGAACTGAAAGCGTTCATCTCATCACAGGCCGATGATTACCGAGTGCCATACGAGAAGAGACCACAGCGCAGACCGAGACAGTGCGTGTTCTGTGGTACATCCAATGACAAGAACTTCCTGAAGGACCGCACCGGTAACAGGCGCTACTGGCCTGTGGACTGTCACGCTACGGAAGAGACTAAGGCGAGAATATTCGACTACAAGAATTCAAAACCATACCTCGAACAAGTTATGGCTGAGGCAGTAGCATACTATAAGGCACATCCGGATGAAGACTTGAGACTCCCGAGACGCATCGAGCTGATGGCGGAAGAGGCTCAGGACGAACACCTTGAGGAAGATGTCTGGGTCCAGATTATAGACGAATTCCTTGAGAGCGAAATAATCGGTCGTGTGAATGCTGCATACATATATGATAAAGCGTTCGGTAAGGATCCAGCTGATATGCGTAAGGGCGAATCGAATCGAATCGTCACGATACTACGCAACGATATCGAAGGTTGGCACGAGATCGGGAAGGCAAGACTGCCCGGATATGGTAAGCGTGGGATATGTTTTGAGCGTGATCAAGCGCCACCTACCGCCACCCAAGAGGCGCCACCCAAGACCAAAACTGACACGTTAGGTGGCACCCAAGAGGCTCTGGTGGGCTTCACAGAGGTTGACGATAACACTATTATTCCATTCTAAGCGCCACCCAAGAGCCAAAAAGCGCCACCCAAGAATGACCACTTTCTACGTTGGGTGGCGGGGTAAAACGTTGAAATCCCAACGATACTTACTAAATGCCACCTAACAACACCCTATAAAAAAGAGTTTTTGTTTTTGTTAGGTGATAGAGAAATATAAAAAGTATAAAGTTTGCGAAAGTTTGGGTGGCATGGGTGGCACCCGCAGAGGAGAACAATGACAGCGAAAGAGTATTTGAGACAATATGAATATGCAGTGAAACGGATCCACAGATTGGAGTCCGAACTGGAAGAGGAGACGCTGCTGATCGATGCGGTGAGGTCTGTATCGGATAACGATGGTATGCCACACGGCTCGGGCATCAGTAAGCCGACAGAGGAGCGGGCTATCAGATTAGCGGACAAGAGGCTGAGGTTGGTACAGGCCCGGCTTGATGCGGTGGAGATCAGGCAGAACGTGTACGATGTTATTGAGCGGATAGGTGGAGACGAGGCGGATGTTCTTTATCAGAGATATATCTTACTCAAGACATGGGACAAGGTGTGTGAGTCCGTATACTTCTCGTGGTTCAAGGTTAACCAACTACACCACAGTGGATTAGATAAAGTGGATAAGATAATAAACTAAAACAAGTATATACATATAGCATGATGTAATATGATATTGACAGAATGTAGTGTTACATCTGTTAGTTCACACCTCAACGCAGAGGTGGACAGCCTCTGCATCATGTCCGCAATAGATAAGGATGTTCGGTGCGATTCCGAACGCGGACAAGCGCATAAGGAAATGCTTCCTTTCTGGAACAATGGGACGAGCTGCAACTCGTCCTTTTGTGTTGGTGATAATTATGGCACGAGAGTTTGCGAAACAGTTTTACAGTTCGGCAGCGTGGCAGTCGTGCCGGAACGAATACATGAAGCGGGCTCACTACCTATGTGAGGATTGTCTGAAGCGTGGAATCTATAAGCCAGCGAAAGAAGTTCATCACATCGAGGAGCTGACGCCTGAGAATATTCACAGGCCAGAGGTGGCACTGAGCTTTAACAATCTTGTTGCGCTCTGTAAGGAATGTCACAAGGCTCGGCACAATGAATATAACAAAGGCAGACGCTATTTTTTCGGCACTGGTGGAGAAATTATTTTAAGATAGATCCCCCCTATGACGAAAAATTTTCGCGTCAGACATAGACCGGCGTGTGAACCATCATTTTGCACAAACCGAGAGTAACAAGGGCACAAGCTGTCCGGAATAGGGCAGAAATGGGCGGAGATAACTACATATACACATATTATCAGGGCATTAAGAATGGGACTTATGTCGTAGGCCAGTGGATCGAGCGAGTATATGAGTACATCGTCCACGGGCTGGAGGAGAAGCGGTTCTATTTCGACCAGAAGAAGGCGACGGATGCCATTGAGTGGATAGAAGAGCATTGTTTCCATACTGAGGGACCACTTGCTCCGGGGAACATCCAACTCGAAGTGTGGCAGAAGGCATTTATCTCTTGCATATATGGTGTCGTGGACGCTGAGGGTCGGCGACAGTTCAGAGAGATCCTCCTCGTAGTAGGACGCAAGAATGGAAAGACGAAACTTGCGTCGGCTCTCGGCGATTACGAATTCAGGAGCGCCGAATATGGTTCGAGGGTGTTCTGTGTGGCTCCTAAACTTGATCAAGCGGATCTCGTCTATAACGACATCTGGCAGATGGTCACGCTGGATCCAGAATACAAGGAGCTAAAGGAACGACTTTCGGAGACGGATGCGCATAATAAAAAACTGTACGATGACAGTGAACTTCCGAGACACAGGCAGACAGATCTGTCGATACCCGGGACAAACTCCACTGTTAAAAAGATAGCGTTCAGCGCAAAGAAGTCGGACGGATTTAATCCGAGCCTGTGCATAATGGATGAGGTCGCTGCGTGGCAAGGCGACGCGGGGCTCAAACAATACGAAGTAATGAAGAGCGGAATGGGCGCGAGGCCTGAAGGGATCCTCCTCAGTTGCACCACTTCCGGATACATAAACGATGGAATATATGACGAGTTGGTCAAGAGATCGACTCGTTTTCTATTGGGCGATAGTAAAGAGACGAAGCTACTTCCGATGCTCTACATGATAGACGACATCGAGAAGTGGAACGACACGAACGAGCTGAGGAAGAGCAATCCGAATCTCGGGACGTCGGTCTCAGTGGACTATATGCTCGAAGAGATAGCAGTCGCGGAGGGCTCACTTTCGAAGAAGGCTGAGTTCATGTGTAAATACTGCTGCATAAAGCAGAACAGTTCACTCGCATGGCTACCAGCACAGACCATCGCGCAGATCAGCGGTGATCCGATACGGCTCGAAGACTTCCGAGGATGCTACTGCGTGGCGGGAATCGACCTTTCACAGACCACAGACCTCACGGCAGCGGTAATCGTTGTGGAGAAGGATGGACGTCTCAACGTACTCGCTCATTTTTGGATGCCGTCCGAGCGCATCGACCAACGTGTCGCTGAGGATGGTGTTCCGTACTACGAATTCATACGCCGTGGATTCCTATCGGCGAGTGGCGAGAACATTGTGGACTATAACGATGTTTATCAATGGATGGCTCAGCTCATAAGTGAGTACGAGATCTATCCGCTAAAGGTCGGCTATGACCGATATAGTTCGCAGTATTTGGTGAAGGACCTCGAGGGCGCTGGGTTCCAGTGTGACGATGTTTATCAGGGTGATAACTTGTGGCCTGTGCTCCAAGAGATGGAGGGACTGATTAAGGATGGACGCGTCTACATCGGCGACAACGATTTGTTGAAGTCGCACCTATTGAACGCAGCCATCAAGATGAGCATTGAGCGAGGCAGAGGTCGCCTCGTCAAGATAAATCAGAGAGCGCGAATTGACGGAGTCGCTGCTCTTGCAGATGCGATGACAGTCCGTCAGAAGTGGTATTCCGAGATTGGATACCAACTCACAAATGAGGGTTAATCTATGAGCTTATTGGACAAAATCTTTCGACCGGCAGAGGCCGAGAAATCAGACGAAGCGATTCGCAAAGCCCGCTCACTGTTTCAGACTCTCACAGCATATCAGCCGATGTTTACGAATTGGGGCGGTGCTGTTTATGAGTCGGAGATAGTGAGGGCAGCAATCGACGCAAGAGCGAGGCATATTTCCAAACTGAAAGTCGAAGTGAATGGATCCGCGAATCCATCGCTTCAGGCGAAACTGCAACTCGGACCGAACCAGTGGCAAACATGGTCTCAGTTCCTTTATAGGTTGAGCACCATCCTTGATGTGAATAACACGGCCTTTGTGGTTCCTGTATTCGATGAGCGAATGATCATTACTGGAGTGTATCCGGTGCTCCCCGCATCATGCACACTGGTCGAATATGACGATGAGATTTGGCTGAGGTATCAGTTCAGTAACGGACAATATGCAGCGGTCGAATTCCGCAAGTGTGCGGTCTTGACGAAACATCAATATCACGATGATTTCTTTGGAGACAGTAATAGGGCACTCCGCGAAACGATGCAGTTGATCCACATTCAGAATCAGGGCATCGAAGAGGGCGTGAAGAACGCAGCGACATTCCGTTTCATGGCACAGCTTGCGAACTTTGCGAAACCTGAAGACCTTGCGAAAGAGCGTGAACGATTCACGGCTGAGAATCTGTCGAGCGAATCGGAGGCGGGTGGATTCCTCCTGTTCCCGAATACTTACAAGGACATTAAACAGATTGATGTTAAGCCGTACTCGATCGACGCTGATCAGATGGAGCAGATACGAGAGAACGTGTTCAATTATTTTGGTGTCAATGAGGACGTGCTTCAAAACAAAGCGAAAGCGGAAGAGCTCGAAGGCTTCTTTGATGGATGTATCGAGCCGTTTGCAATTCAGTTCTCGGAGGCATTAACAAAGATGTTGTTTAGTGAGAGAGAACGCGCACGGGGCTCTTACGTTATGGCGAACGCAAACAGGCTCCAGTATATGAGCACATCGCAGAAGGTGCAGATGGCACAGCAACTCCTCGATCGTGGAGTCATGTCCATCAACGAGGCGCGTGAGCTGTTCAATTACGGCACTGTCGAAAACGGTGACGTCCGCTTCATAAGAGGCGAATACATAGACGCAGACGAAAAGGTATCCGAAACAGGAACGGAGGACGAAAACAATGGTCAAGAATGACAGAGAATACAGAAATATGACGATGCAGATCCGCGAAGTCCAAGAGGGCGAAGAGGATCAGAAGAAGGTCGTCAATGGATATGCGAGTACATTCGATGAGCCTTACAAACTGTTTGGTGGCGAAGGTTGGGAACTGTGGGAGGTCGTAGATAGAACGGCCTTCGATGAGACCGACATGAGTGATGTCATCATGCAGTACGACCATCGTGGTCGAGTATTCGCAAGAACAAGGAACAACACTCTTTCCGTCGAGCCGGACGAAAAGGGTTTGTTTATATCCGCAGATCTTGGTGGTACAGAGATCGGACGCGAACTGTACGAAGAGATCGCGGGAGGCTACACCGATAGGATGAGCTTCGGATTTACAGTCACAGGTGAGAGCGAAGACAAAGAACAGGACGACGCTGGCATTTGGATCTATACGAGGCACATCACAAAGGTGGGCAAACTCTATGACGTGAGCGCAGTTTCGATTCCAGCCAATGACGGCACTTCGATAGCAGCGGATGCGGTTACTCGAAGCATTGGCGATCTTACCGACGGAGTGATCGAGAGGATTCAGGCGGAGCGACTTGAGGAAGAGAAGAGAGCACTCGAGGCAAAGAGAGCAGAAGTTAAAGCAAGAGCGTTGAAAAAGGAGAACATCTAATGACACGCGAAGAAATCATGATGCTCGGAATGGACGAGCTCGAGGAAAGAAAATCGGCTATCGCTACCGAGACAGAAGAGGCCGACGCTGAAACACTCGACGCTCTGAACGCTGAGCTTGAAGCAATCGAGGAGAGAACAAAGGCTCTCAATCTCGAAAAAGAAGAGTCCCGCAAGGCAGCCGAAGCGGTAGCCAGAGGCGCGGGTAAGACAATTGAAACACGCAAAGGAGAAGAAAAAATGACTGATATGGAAATCAGAAACAGCCATGACTACATCGAAGCGTTTGCTAAGTATGTAAAGACTGGTAACGACAAAGAGTGCAGAGCTCTTTATAGCGACAACGTAGAGTCTCCACTCGTAGGTTCTATTCCGGTTCCTACATTCGTGGGCGAGATCGTAGCAAAGAGACTCGAGGACAGCGAAATCCTCAGAAGAGTTCGCAGAATGAACGCAGCCGGCAACGTAAAAGTCGGATTTGAAATCTCGGCTCCAGCCGCTGCCGCTCACGAAGAAGGTGGCGAAGCTGTTACAGAAGAGGCACTCACTCTTGGAATCGTGACACTCGTTCCGACAACTTACAAGAAATGGGTCAGCGTATCTGACGAGGCTCTCGATTCAATGAGCGGAGAGGCTTATCTGTCCTACATCTATGACGAAGTCGCTCGCGGAATTATCAAGGCGGAAGAGAACGCTGTTGTTGCTGCTATCCTCGCAGCTCCACAGACAGCTGACGCTGATTCCCCAGCCGTTGCTAAGACAGGCACGGCTGCCGGCGCAATCGCCGACTTCGTAAATGCAAGAGCGCTCCTGAGCTCCGCAGCAGAAGATCTCGTTATCATTTGCACACCGGCCCAGTATGCTTCTTACAGAGCGCTCCAGATGGCTGCAAACTATGGCGTGGATCCATTTGATGGACTCGAGGTTCTCTTCAATGACACCGTAACAGCTCCAATCATCGGAGACCTGAGCGGTGTGATGATGAATCTGCCAAAGGGCGAGGCAATCGAGTTCAAGTATGACGACCACAGCCTCATGACATCCGACATGGTAAGAATCCTCGGACGTCAGCCGGCAGCAATCGGACTTGTTGGTAACAAGTTCTTCGCTAAGGTATCGGCATAATGAAGGTCAAACTGACACACGATACGCTTGTCAGATTCGCAAAGGATACAGTCCTCGAGGTCTCTGATCAGGAGGCTTCGAGGCTGATAGCCTTTAACAACGCGGTCGAGGTCAAGGCGAAGGCTGAAAAGGCTGAGGCGAAACCAGCAAAGAAAAAGACGAAGTAATTGTGAGGTAAGAAAATGCTTGATCAGGTAAAGATGGCTCTCCGCATAAAGACAAACGCATATGACGCCGAACTGGGTGGTCTTATTGACGCAGCCAAACTCGACCTCGGTGTTGCGGGTGTCATCGTGCCGGATGAGTTGGATGCTCTTGTATCGAGGGCGATAATCACTTACTGCAAGATGTCGTTCGGTCTTCCAGAGGACTACGACAGACTGAAGATGTCCTACGATGAGCAGAAGGCACAGTTAAGGACAGCAACAGGATATACAGATTGGGGTGAGGCGTAATGTATGACAGTGTGGCAACACTAAAGGCATACGGAACGCCGACGTTCGACGAATACGGAAACGAAGTGCTCTCAATCACAGAAACAGAAGTATTCGTTCAACCTCGAGGCGTATACCAGAGCGAGTTCTACAACGCAGCCCAACTCGGGCTTAAACCATCTCTGACGTTGTTCCTGTCGAATCGAGATGACTACGATGGACAGAAGGTGCTCGACTTTGAGGACACCGAGTACAACGTGATCCGAGTTGATTGGAACGCTCAGAGAGACGGGATCAGTTTGATATGTGAGGAGCGTGTGGGCGATGAGTAAGACAGGAAGCATTGAAGTTCAAA